GGCGTGAATGGCACGTTCTGATAGCTGACGGGGTATGTAGGTGCCTTGGCTAACTCCGCTGCAATGCGGCCTTCAATGGCGGCGCGGATGTCGTTGTAGGTGCTGGTCATGACTCCCTGCCGATACGTGCTGCTGCAATTCTGACGCGGCCTTGGACATCTTTAGCAACGCCTTGCACCCAGCCGGGATTGGCTTGCTTGCTGCTGCCATTAGCTAACGGCTCCGCATATGGCAGGTTGTTGTGGACTGAGTACACGTTGCCGATACGTTCTTGCTGGTAGTTCATCTTGCGCAGCGGAAACATCGGCTTAGCTGGTGCACTGGTTTTGTCACGGTCAGGATTGCTTGGCGCCTGCTGCGGGCCTGCATCATATGGCCCGGCAGCATTCTCACCTACCTGCCAGCTAGCGCGGAACCTGCCGGTATCAACCGGACTGGCTTGCTTGACGAGTGAGTCAGTTTCCAGCACCGCTGCACGGAGCAGTTTTTCCATCTGCTGATTGACGTAATCGCCAATGTCACCAACGCGGATAGTGCGTGCCATTATGTTCTCAGGATCAGCTCATGGGTGATAGCGGTATTATCCTGCTCAATGGTGGTAACGCGGATGATTTGATGCGTCACACTGCCAACTGATACGCGATCTGCAGTCGATGGTACTGCGGCTAGATCTGCGGCTGCAACGGTCAACCGCTTATCGCCTGATTGGATCAGGTCATTTACCTCCCGCACATTGACATCTTCCAGCACGCCACGCACCACAGTGCCGACCACCACCTCGCTAACAGTGCCGGTGGTTGGGTTGTAGACGCCAGGGGTAACACGGTTGATGGTTACCTCACCACCAAACTTTGCCATCAGCTTGCTGGCAACCTTGCGTAGCGGACTAGCAAGTGCCATCAGATCCTATATGCAACGCAATGGCCATTTTGCAATTTGACACTTGTAAATACACCATAAATAATGGTGCCAGCATCATATTGATGCCCAGCAAGCGTATTGCCATCCCAATTAGAGGCAATGGCGTCAATGGTTGTATTGCTAGAAAATTGCAATGCGCACCACCTGCCAGTGCGCGTAGTGGTGTCAGTAATGAACGTGGCGCCCTTGGCGTAATCAATCCCCCATACCCCTGCGTAGTTCATGGTCACACCTTATAAGCAACAACCTTGCCACTTGCCAATGTGACGCTAGTAAATACACCTGAGATGCTGTCGCCACCTTTAAGGGGCACTGATGTGAAGGTATTGCCAGTTTGGTTTTCAATCACTGCGCTAGCAATTACTGCATCAGCCAGTGCATACAATTGCCAGAAGCGGCCAGTGTGCGCAGCGGTGTCATCAATGTATTCAAAGCCGATGCTGTAACTGCGATCCATGGTCAGCTCCGGCGAATTGAGAAGTTACCTGGTCCACTTATTCTAAGCCCTGTCAGGTACCGCTCCATCAGCGGTGGCACCTTATCTGCGCCAACAGCGCCATAACCCAAGTTAGGTGTTACGTCAATGCTGCCGATTTTGACATTTTTGTAATCTTCCAATCCGCTAAGGCCAATCCCATCTGGGTTGTTGTGCAGATACGTCGCAAGTACGGTTTGCGCGTACTTGATCTGACTTGGTATTTCGTTGTCATCAAAGTAGTCAGTGGTAATCCGAAATGGAAAACCAACGGCATAGGTGTTGATGTATGTATCAGGCCTGCGCACGCCAGTTCTTGGCCACTGCAATGATTGAGTGTCAGTAGCACGGGCACCAAGGTACCGTTCACGATCCAAGCGTTGAGTAGCGGTAAACAAAGCACGGTTCTTTTGGTCAGTGGTTGCTGTCGCCCACGCCGTTACATCAGCATCCTGCACAAAACCATCAATGATCGCTTGCGCGTCAGCTAGCGTCAGATACGAGTTTGCGTTGGCGGCCCCTGGTGTGGCCACGATCACTATTGCCATTGTCCGGCTCCGTTGGTATCAGTGTAGGCTCCGCAATAGAAAGAGAGGCCGCCTCCGTAGAAGCAGCCTCCTGGTTACGCAGTCGCCGGAAAGCGAACAAGCCCATATCAGGCTTCAGCGCCCTTGATGATGGCAAAGTTCAATACCAACGCCTCGGCTGCGGTTGCACCCACATTGGAAAGCGTGATGGTAAATGAACCAGCCGCAACGGCGCTAACGCTTGCGACATAGGTGCCAGTGGTTGCCCCAGATTGGATTGCCACAACAGGCACATCGTTAATGCCAACGAAAGTGTTGGTCACAACGAAGCTCACTTCAGCACCGCCAGCTAGCGACGCATCATGAGTGGTGATCTCACCAGCAGGCTTACTAAGCGTAACCCCAGTAGCTTTGCTAGTTTCCTGGGTAACAGCACCGCCTAACCCAGTCGGGTAGCCGATGGCTTTACCAGCAGTTGCCTCAAAGATAGATGCCATGATTAGTTACCTCAGAAGTTGGAAGTAACAGTAGCCCTAACGATGCCGAGGTTCTTAAGCTCGTACACCTTAGTCCAGTTACCGATTGTGGCAAGTTGAGCTTGTGTCGGGTTAGCAGTACCCACAACCCACTTAGCGCCAACCGGGTGATAGCAGTAGTGCAGGTCGATTGACATGGCATCACTCTTGGCGAGGATGTCACGATCAGTTTCAGTCTGCATCGCCATTTGCTCACCGCTGGCGATAGCGCCTTGAGTGAAGAAATACACCGGGTAGTTGGTGCTGGTAGGTGCCAGGTCGTCAGAGACGATGACGCGGAGGCCCATGTAGGTGGGCACTGAATTGTCGCCGCCGTAAGCGCCAGCAATGCTGCCAGCAAATACAGGAGCGATGCCAGTGGTAGCAACAGTGCCACCGCCACGTGCCTCAGCATTGGTCACGTAATCAATGGCCTTGCGCTCAACCAAGTCGTAGTACACAGCAGAGTGCATGCCGACAGCGGTGAGCTTGTCGCCTTGATCGCCAAGCAGCGCACGTGCCTTAGCCACCTGACGGGGGCCAAGAGCAGTTTGCCCAGTCTTGTCAAAAGACAGATCAATAAATGCAGCGCCGGTGTTGGAGGTCAAGCCGCCAAATACACCTTCGAGGCACTTGATCAGATCCTTCTGCCGTTGGTTGGCCACATAGTCGGCCACCTTGGCACCGATGGCGGCCATCGGGTCAGCACCAGCAGCCAGAGCTGCGAGATCACGAGACTCGAAGGCACGACCACGGTGCAGGATGACACCGACTTGCTTGTCGGCGGTGATCTTGCCAGGCGTCAGCGAGGTGCTGTCAGACAGCACTTCAAAGTCACCGGTAAGGTTTGCTTTCCAGAATGGAATGTTGACATAGTCACCGCCCTCGGTTGCATTCAGCTCGGCCATCGGCTGCACCACACCGCTAGCCAAGAAGGCATCGCGAAGGGTGGTTTGCTCGATGACGTAAGGCGTGAAAATTTCGGGGATGATGACATCAGAGCGAAGTGTCGCCATGATGAATACCTAAAGAGTGTGTTTACGGTGTGGGCGCAGCCCGATCACCAGCGCAGCCGGTTGTAGATATGTTAGCGCATGGCAATTGCTTTCATCCGATCGTATAAGTCACGATCCGTCCTGAATAGCCGCGCCTGCTCCGTCAGGTTGAATGATTCCCTGGCAAATGGGTTTTTCAGGCCAGCAGGGATGCTGCTACTAGCCTGAGAACCTGGTGCACCACTGCCTTGTGGCCGCGGCTGCTTTTGCATCCATGCCGGTAGCGTCTTGGCCCATTCAGCAACAGGCGTGCGTTGATAGCCGTCTACTACTACCACCGTGCCATCTGGTTCGCGTTCAATTTGATCGCTGCTTAGCTTGGTCTTTAGCACCATGTCCGGGTCATGGACGATGTCAGCCAATGCCGTCACGGCTGGTGTGACCAGTTCAAGCTCACGGCATTTGACTTCGAGTTCTGCGATGCGCTGGTCCTTTTGCGCCGTCGCCTCACGGAACTGCTGCTCCAGTACCTGTCGTGCTTCGGCGTACTTTCCTTGTGATTCAAGCTCAGCCTGTTCAGCGCGACGCTTGAATTCAAGGAGTTCGTCGACATTGACACCATCCGGCAATTTCTTTGACTTTGCAGCACGCAGCTCGGCAATCAGCTCTTGATTCTTGCGCTCAAGTGCTTCAATGCTGCGTTTGAGCGCATCTGTATCACCACTGGTAGCCGCAGGCTCCATTGGTTGGTTTTCTTCAGACATGGATAAGCCGCAGGCTTAAGTACACGTCTAGGTTACCACTTCTTCTTCTTACCCTTGCGGCTTTTGCCGGCTTTTGCGAGTGCGATTGCTATTGCTTGCTTTTGCGGTTTGCCCGCTTTCATCTCCGCTTTTATGTTGGCTGATACTACATCCTTGGATTTGCCCTTCTTGAGTGGCATGACGCCATTCAGCAACTGTGATTAGTGTACCGCCGTCTGCAGTGGCCCAACCTTTATCGGTGTAGATGGCTAGCACCCATGCCTCACCTACAAGCGCCTCAACTGGATCGCTATAGATATGGAAGATGCCACGGTCACCAAAATGCCGGAGGCTAGGTAGGTCCATATCGTTTGCGGAGCTGCTTTAATGTTACCTCTGCGCCATCATCACGGACTAGCTTTGCGATGGCGTTACGTGGACCGTATTTATCGGCAAGGCGGTTGAAGTATGCAACCTTGCCGGGGCCAAGCGCATCAGCTTGCACGCTACGCGGCTGCTTAGCTAGCCATTCGCCATAGCTTTGGTTGATTGGCACTTGGCCATCTTTACTAGCCCTGGTTGCCGTAGTCGATGGCGGCAGGATGTCTGGGTCGATAATTGGCACTGTAGTACTGCGGCAGTTGAAATGCTGCGGTGGCATTGGACCGCGGCCATATTCAAACTCTCTGCCATCTAATGCTGCGCATCTTGCGCTGGTGCGTGTATCAAGCGTGGCGACGTATCGATATTTCTTGGTTATATCTTGGTTTGCTTCATATACCTGCTGACTGGCAGTATTAGCCACCTGGTTGATGCTGGTGCGAATTAGCGCCATAACTTGATTGTCAGCTACGGCAGTGGCTTGACCACCTGCTGCTACAAGTTGCCGCACGGTTTTAGCTTCCTCGCCAAATTGCAAGTTACCAATCAACCGCTTGACGATGCTTGGTGTGGTTTCACCTGTCAATAACCCTTGCCGCACCACTTGGTTAAACCGCTCTGCTTGATCAACGGCAATGCCGCGAAATGCCTTAGTGACCACCTCACCATTAGGTAGCGTGATGGTGGCACCTTGAGCAGCGGTAAGGCTGAATGTTTGCGGTGCACCTTGCACTGCAGCAAATAGATCATCCGATAATGCCACCACATTGAGCTGCGTTGGATCTGTGGTGACCACTGACTGCGCAAATTGCAAGCTGATCTCCACGGTGCGCACTGCATCACGGCTACCAGGCGGCAATACACGGCGTAGCTGCTCAGTGACAAACTCAGATTGCAACTCGGCTAATCCTTGCAGTTCTGGCACCATCAGCTCACTTGCATCACCTGCCCATGTTGCCAGGCTGTCCTTCAATTGCGCCAGGATTGCCCGCAACCTTGCTGCTTTGACTGGTGCGGCTAGCTCATCAATGGTGCGCAGTTGGTTGGCAGCATCAATGATGATGTCGTTATATGCGTTGATCACCCGCCTAGCTACAGAATTGCTATAGCGGTTTAGATCTATTGCATTGCGATATAACGCCTCTGGTGTGCTCATTGGAAAATGCCTAGGTCTTGCGGCGCATATCCTGATCGGATACTTACATTTGCGCCACGGTTCAACGAGCCTGTAACTAACGCTGCAAATGCGTCATATCCATTCTGCCCATCTTCCATCAGCACAGTTTCATCTACCTCATCTGCTCGGCCATCTTTGTACCAACTGATGCGCACAATGGCAAGGATCTCTTCTGGTAGTGCAGATACGGTGTAATCAAGCGTCGAGTTCCTGTTGCTCTTTTGCGGGTCGATCCAAATCATCACGTCCACTAGGCGATCCGTTATCCAGTCGAGTAGCCGGTAAATCAAGCCCCGCATTGGATGTAGCCTCCAGTTCTTCATCCACGTTAAAGTCATCCCCCAGCACCTCACCGTCGCTTAACTGACGGAGCAGTGTTTCCTGGGTGATGGTGCCAGCAGTGTACAGCTGCAGCAGCGACTGGATTTCTTGTGGTTCAAGGCGTGCGCCGATGAAGTCACGGTTGACGTAGCAGCTACCGGCTGCAGCGGCTTGCCCGAGGTACTGCGCATGGTATTGCAGACAGTTGTCGATCATGTCCTGCACGTTCTGGGCAATGACCGTCATCGTGCTGTCGCCTTGGCTGCGATCAATGCGCTTTGCCTCGGCAGTCTCTGCTGATAGCTTCTGGCCTAGCACTGCAGATAGCCCTAGCTCATTGATCTGCGCAGCAATCTGCTCCAGCCTGCGAAACTGATAGTCGAAGCTGGTGCCCTTGGGCTCGATGTACTCTGCCTTGCCTTCAGCAGGAAATGCAATGGCCTCGCCAGGGCCTGCAGATACCTCCTCGGCTGCCGATGGGAAACCAAAGAATGCCAGCATCGGCACCGCTGAGATATGCAGTTGATTGTCGAGGTCTGATTGCACCTGATATACCTTCAGGTTTAGCTCTGCAATATCTTCCAGCGGCGGCCGTGATTCGAGGTAGCCAACACGGTTGCTATATGCAATGGAGAATGGGATCTCGCTAAGGCTGGTGGTGCCTTCATCAGTGATGCGAAATTCACCGTCATCACCTTTCTGGTGGAGTTGATATGCGCCAGGTGTCAGCAGTCGAATCTGCTGCACTGCCTTCTCGCCATATTCGCCATCAGGTACGGTGACAGTTTCCGATAGCCGCAGCATGGATAGCACCTGTTGGCCATCTTTTAGCTCAGTGCGCCAGCCAAGGATCTGCCGTGGCGTGTAGGTCACCCAATATGGGCGCCCACCATCTTGCGGTGCGTCTACGAGCGTGCCGACGTGGCCATAACGCACCAGCTTGCGAGCAGTTTCGTAGGTCCATACATTCAGGTCATTGCCTTGCATGTCTACGTCAAATAGCTGCTCAGTGATCACATCACTGGTATCCTCAAGCCTTACTGGCTTGCGCGTCAACATGCCAGCGAGCATCCGCTCAAGGCGCTGGTAGTACGGAGGGCATACACTGCGTGCTAGGCGGTTGTCGTAGGATTCATCAAGCTCGCGGGGCTCTTGCGGCAGATAACGGCGGTGCTTCTTGCGCATCCCGTAGGTGCCGCTCATCAGATCTTCAATCAAGATCCAATGCGGCTCCTGCGCAAACCATGCGGTGTTCGGATCACTAACCTGCGTGACTTGCCGCTGAGCAAGCGGGCGATCGTAGAAGTTATAACCTGAATACATTGATCGCCCGCAGTGTTAACAGTTTAAGCGGGTACCGCCGATAGCGTAATGCTGGTGCGGCCTAGCTTGATGTCAAATTCATCGCCGGGTTGGAAACCCATTGATGTGACATAAGCAGAACCAACCAACAGGTTACCGTTAAACTGCACCTTAGCCTTGTTGCTAAGTTTGCGGCCTGGCTTCTTCTCAGATGTCAAGGCAACACCTTTGGCTTCCAGTAGCGCCTCATAAAAGGCGGTGAAATTCAGACGTTCGGTGCCATCCTTTTTGGTGCTTACATAGCCGCATTCACGGACAAGCACCGATTTTGAGGCATCACCTAATTCTTTTACTTTTGCGAGTAGCTCAGATCCGGTCAGCATTTGGTATGGGTGTGCTGGGCTTG